CGCGTGTTGAGGTTTTCATAATGGCAATTCATCAACCAAAAGTCGGAATGTGCGCAAACTGCAAAAACGCACTGAAAGATTGCTCGGGTTTGGATTTTAAACGGATGCCAACGATCAGCCGCAAACCGGCCAACGATGGGGTTGTTATTGTGATATGCACCGATTTTGAGAGGGTTAAAAAATGATTGAAGAATTTCAAAACAAGTGGGGGAAAGACGTCGAGGATTATGGTGATAGTGCTTATTTGATGTGGGAAATATCAGTAAATAACACAAGTGAATTTTATGGAATGTTTTGTAATTCATATTTGAACGAGCTTTTTATACACAACAAACCGGGTTCGTTTGTCTATGAATCACTATGGAAGGGTACAGAAGTAAAGCGCAAAGAATCCGCCGCGCTGCCATTTAATCTTTCACGCGCGAAAGCTGGTGACGCCGTCGAATGGCTAAACAATGATGGCCAATGGGAGTTTGTGCCTCGAAATAATTTAGTGTATTTGCACGGCCAAAATGCCAGATTGCGCATGAAATTCCCGCCCAAAATAAGTACAGAAGAAACCAAAATAACAGAGAAAAACAAATGAAAAAAAGCGATTTAGTTGAAGTGATAGCAGTTCACACAGGAGCAAATAAAACACAGGCATTGCAAGCATTTGACGCGTTGGTTATAGCTATTGGCGCCGGGCTTGTAAATGACAAAGTAGTGCGCATTGACGGGCTTGGCGTGCTGTCGGTAAAGCAGACAAAAGGCGGTATTCGGCACAATCCAAAAACGATGCAAGAAGTGGTTGTTGAGCCAAAAAACAAGGTGTTTTTTAAGGCGTTAAAGCCTTTAAACGACCTGGTTAATGGCTGAAATTAACTGGCCTGATTTCCAGTTTCCGCCGGTAAACCTGTGGAGTTTGCCGATTCAGTCAGGTTTGTTAAAAGCTGAGTCTGTAGACTCACCAACGGCACGTAAATGGACCTGTGCAGGAAAAGTAATCAAATGTGCGTATTGTGGCCGCAATAAGTTTTGTACGCCACAGCCGCATAAATGTTCGTGCGGTAATATTAGGAAGCGCCGTCTTAGATGGGTGTTAATTAATGAATTACGAATTGATAAGAGGATTAAATAATGAAAAGCTTTTTTGAAACGTTTGCATGGATGATCTTAGCAACAATGGCGGCATTTACGGTGATCAGTGCGGTATCGCACCACCCGGAGCCGTCTATGAATCAGAATATTATTGAATGAAGCCAGTATTACGAAAAATTGACGGCTGGTGGACTTGCTCGCACCCGGAAAGCAAAAAGCTTGGGTGCGGGGAAACGCCGGTTATTGCTTACAGAATTTGGAGGGGTTGGAATGAAATACAGAAAAAAACCAATAGCGGTTGAGTGCAATCAATGGTTCAAAAATGGAGATCACCCGAAAGATCATGATCCAATAGAAATAGAAAATCCAACATCTATGGACTTGGCTAAGTACGACGAATATTTGCAGTTTGAAGGCAAAGTCGTCAGGCGTTACCGTAGACCAGATGATAACGGACAGCGCGTTTGTGATAAATGTGGAAATATTATGCACAATCATGGATGGATTGACACAATGGAAAGCGCCGCAGACGGGCAAGTTGTATGTCCTGGGGATTGGATTATTACCGGCGTTAAAGGTGAATATTATCCATGTAAGCCGGACATCTTCGCTGCTACTTATGAGCTAGCAGAATGACAGACATTACAGATCAGTTTTATTACGGCGTAATACTGGGAGTGTTGCTTATCTTCTTTTTTTGGGCTTATTCGACAATAAATTATGCCAGGTTATTAGTTACAAAATCGGAAAATAAAACAGCAATTATGATTGCAGGTAAGTTTTATTACATCGTTCCGGCTATTGAGTATAACCGTAATATTCGCGGTAATAATTGGACTGAGATTGATGATTAAACAGTTTTTAAAGTGGTTGCGTGACTTGTTTTCATGGCGTTGTTTACTATCGTATGACGAGCTTTTGCAGTTAATCGATGATGGCGTTATCGACGCACCTAAAAGCGCCGTGCAAGGCTCTACAATTGATTTAACTCTGCACCGGTATGTAAAGACGGAGGCGTTCGGGCCAAAAATGGACACTGTTTATTTGGCGCGCGGTCAATCAATAACAATGGTTGAGCACGATATAAGGGAGGACCCGCACATATTAAAACCTGATGCGGTAATGCTGGCGTCAACAAATGAGTATTTCAATATGCCGTGCAATATTTCGGCAGAATTTAGCTTAAAATCAACACTTGGCCGGTCATTCGTGGGTCATCAACTCGCAGGCTGGATTGACCCATATTTCAAGGGGAAAATTACGCTCGAATTGAAAAACGATACCCAGTTCCACAGGTTGGCTTTTGAAGAAAATATGCCTATTGGTCAGGTAAAGTTCTTCAGGCACAAAAAAGTGCCGTTTTTGGCTGGATATGCCAAGCGTGGGCAATACAACAGGCAGATGCAGGTTACTGAAGCAGGTATTTTAAAATGAATAGACACGAACTGACATTTAAAGAAGCGGCAGCATTATGCGGCGTTGCCCCGGTGAAACTTTGCAATATAAAAAAGTCGGCGTTTATCGTGGGGGCGTTCCCGGAAGGTTATAGGAAAAAAGGTATCAGAGGATTTTTTTATAAGCGCAAGGAGGTGGTTGCTTGGCTGGAAAATAACCCTGACCTTGATAGTAAATCGAACCGGTATTATCAAAAAGGTTTTGATAGTATTACGCCAGTTAAAAGGCAGGGTTTAAATGTAATGGATTTATTAAGGTTCCCGGTAATTAGACGGGTTAATTTTACAGGTAAAGGCAAGGTATTGCAGACGGTTCATGTTGACGGCTTCTTTTAAAATACCACGAATAATTTTTAATAAATGCGCAATGTGTTATGTGATAATATAACGGTAAAATTTAGCTATAAATTGGTATATGATTAATAATTGGCCCGCCGATAAAATAGAAAAGCGTGATATTGAAACGCTAATACCGTATGCGCGTAATGCTAAAAAACACCCGGAAGCGCAACTATTAAAAATCGCGGCGTCAATAAAAGAATGGGGGTGGACTAACCCGGTTTTAATTGATTCTTCCGGCGGTATTATTGCCGGCCATGGGAGAGTAGCGGCAGCCCAAAAATTAGGTATTAAAGAAATACCTGTCATGGTTGCCGAAGGGTGGAGCCAAGCGAAAATAAAAGCGTATTGCATCGCCGATAATAAGCTTGCCGAATCGGAATGGGACGAAGAGCTTTTAGCCCTTGAGCTGCAAGAATTAGGGGAAATGGATTTTGATTTGGAGTTGTTGGGGTTTGATGAGACAGAGCTTGATTTATTGCTTGGTGACGGCGAACAAAACAAACAAGAAGCGCAAAAGGAATTTAATTATGAAGAAAACTATTCGATAATTATCACCTGCAAAGACGAATTAAATCAAACAGAAATTTACGATAAACTCGTCGAGCAAGGCTATGATTGTAAGGTTTTGGTAAATTAATGAAGGTTGAAATAAGAAATAATTGTTCAGAATTTAATTCTTACAGGGCGGCTAGGGTAAAGTCGCTTTTTAACTGCGAAAGTGGAGCAAATTTTAATTTAGACGCCAATATCCCTCTGGAAGACAACGACTGGAAAATAGGCGTTGTTGTCGGCGCGTCTGGGTCTGGAAAAACGAGTATAGGACGGGCAATTTGGCGGGATGTTGGTATTTATGATGGTGATCTCGGATGGGAAAAAGACAAGCCGATTATAGATTGTATAGCTAAAAATGGCAGTTTTGATGATGTTACCGGGGCGCTGGCTTCGGTCGGCCTTGGTTCCGTGCCGGCGTGGTTGAGGCCGTTCCACGCGCTATCAAACGGTGAAAAGTTCCGCGCCGGATTAGCGCGTGTTATCGCTGAAAAACATGAAAGAGTCATTATTGACGAGTTTACTTCCGTTGTTGATAGACAAATTGCAAAGATAGGCGCGTCGGCGTTTAGCAAGTCGTTTAAACGCGGCGAAGGTAAGGCAATTTTGCTGTCTTGCCATTATGACATTTTAGACTGGGTTGAACCAGATTGGGTTTTTGATACGCATACTGGCGAACTAGCAAGGGGGGACCTTTGGCGACGTCCAAAATTTGAGCTTGAGATTCTCAAGACAGACTCGTCGTATTGGCGAATGTTTGAGCCGCATCATTATCTAAAACTCCCGCTAATGATTGCCGCGACTTATTTTGTTGGTTTTGTAAACGGCGAGGCGGTTTGTCATATTGCTTGTTCTCCAAGCTTGCATTTAGGGGGTATGAGGGCTTGTAGGATGGTGGTTATGCCGGAGTGGCAAGGCGCTGGTGTTGGTATGCGGTTTTTAAATGAAGTTTGCCGTTTGCAATTTACCGATGTTAATAAACATCACGAACGGACAAAAGCTGTTTATTTCCACACCTCACACCCTGCGTTATGCGCGGCCTTAAGACGTGATAAACACTGGCTACAAGTTTCGCAAATGATTGGCGGTGACAACAAAGGCAAAGCGGCTAAAAGTATTAATGCCATAGGAAACACGGTGGGCATAGGCTCAACTGGCTACGGCGGTCACTTACGCGCTGTCCAAGGCTACAAAATGACAAGGGCGGCGGCAGATGCTTAGGGTATTGCTCGCGGGACAAAAGCACTTTGGATCGGCTATTTTTAACGCGCTGAAAGACGTTGATGGTGTGGAGATAGTGGCTATTTCGGCGCCCGTCAGTGGCGACAAAATGGACAGGCTAACCGCCAAGGCCGAGCTTTACTCTATCCCGCTGATAGCGTCAGGAACCTTAAACGCGGCAACCATGCCCAGTAATATTGATTTAATTATAGCGGCGCACTCGCATGATTTTATAGGCGAAAAAACACGTCTAAGAGCGCGGTTCGGCGGTATTGGCTACCACCCTTCTTTGTTACCCCTACACAGAGGACGCGACGCTATCAGGTGGTCGTTAAGAACGCGCGAGCGAGTTACCGGCGGGACAGTTTACCGGCTAAGTAACAAGATGGACGGCGGCGACATCCTCGCTCAAAAACACGTATTTATTAGCCATGACGATACGGAGAAATCATTATGGGAAAATAAGCTTCAGCCGTTAGGCGTTGAACTTTTATTAGGCGTTGTGATTTCATTTTTGAACGACGGTTATATCGCCGGGCAACCGCAGGATGAAAGCTTAGCGACGTTTGAACCGTCCTTAAGTGTAGCCCCGGTTTTTAGGCCGGATTTGGTTTTAATAGGGAAAATAGAGCCAATTAAAACAGGTTAAACGGTTAATCATTCAAATGCTCCAGGCAAAATTGAACAGTATAAGGGCAAACAAGCCCCCCGTTGGATTGGCAGTATCTCCGCATGGTTCGCGGGTCAATACCAATCAGTTTCGCGGCTTGTGATTTGTTAAATCCAGATTTATCTATTAATGACGAAATATAAACAGGGTCCGGGTTATGGTTTTTAATATCGGGTTTCATTTTTTAAAAATCCTTGGTATGATTAAAAATGCCGCACTGCCTAAAAAACACTGTAACGCCATCCTTGGCGTTGTGCGGCTCTTACTGTATTTTTGCACGGCCTTTGGTTTTTACCGATTGGCTTCCGTGCTTTTCCCTGATCGTCTCCATATCATATTTGCCGCGTCCACTGCTTTTATAGTCCGATGGGCGAAAATACCACATCATTTTTTTAGATGCCCAGTAGAAACCGGCGCAACGATAATCGCCGCGCCGGAGGATTGTTCTGTTCATGCGATAGAGATTGATCCAATTAAGGTTGATTCAATAGTCGCAAGGTGGGAGCTTGCGACTGGTTCGGTGGCTGTTCTTAATGATGCTGTTGTTTCCTGAGTACGTTTGGGTATCCGTCGGGCAAAAACGGTTGAAGGTCTTTTTTGATGTAGTGATCGACCCCGAGCTTTTGGCATAACTCGATTATGCGGTGAGTGTAGGATTCCCAGTCGGTTGTTTTTGTCATTGGCAAATAATTTACCCTGCCGATTTTGTACAGGTCAACGAATTGGTGAGTTTCTGTTATTATTTTTAAACTACTTTCACAATCAAGGGTCGGCTCAAGACTTGCCCAGGTAAATATTCCTTTTTCATGGAACGCTTTTAATGCGGCCAATCTATCGTCAGGAAGGGCCGCATTTGGTTCCCATTTTTTGGAAAATTCAGGATCAAGACTTGTTAATGTAGATGCGAAGCAATCACGCTGAGGGCGAAACAAACTAATATCCCGTAACGATCTAGTGCCGCCTTTTGTTAGCGTGCAAACACCAAGGCCGTGCAATTGTAGATTTCCGATTGTTGAGCGCGTTAAATCGTTGTTGTCTGGGTGATAAGGATCAGAGGTAAATGACAACATGACTTGTTCAGTTATTCCGAGTAATTTATATTTTTTAGCATCACTGATAAGATTGCGAATAAAATTATCGCGTTGTTTTGCGCCTGAATTAAATTCTCTTCTGTCTATTTTTAACACCTTTGGTACATAGCAATATGCGCACGCGTGACCACATCCACGGTAAGGATTTGTTGCTAATGCCGCATATTCTCCGGCTTGGCCTTTTGGAGCATAAATATATGAACATCCTTTTACTGATATTCCGTCTTCATTAATAATTGGTGCTTTCATTGGTCTTCCGCCCTTTTTCCCGTTTATTTTGCTTGATGATTGTTTCTTTAATGATTTTGATTGGCCGCCTTTAGATGACATTTCTTTATGATCCATATTTTCTCCTTTTGTTATTTATACTACAAAAAACCTAACAGCTTGGGTTTATAGTAGCATAGAAATTTAAAATTAAATATATTTTATTGGCATCAGATGAAAGCAAAGAATATTGATGAAGCATTGGCGCTCTTTCGGTCAGGAAAAAGCCCGCGAGAGTGCGACAAACTAACCGGAATAAATTACAAAAAAATAGAGCGTGAAGCGAAAAAACTGGGATATACGCGCGGGGATGTGTCACAACTAACCGCAAGCATGGCAAGGGATAAAGCTGAATTTGTCGCGCTACCTGTCGCAGTTCAGGACATTGTGACAAAAGAAGTAGAGGAGCGGACAAAACATATCCAGTTTTTCACCAACTCAACGCTTAAAAACTGCTCAATAATGATGAAAAAAGTTGATATGGATACTGAGTTTGCAGAACATAAATTTGTTCAGGACACGCTATTTAAAGGGAAGGAAACTGTGTTGGGCAAAGAACCAACCAATGTCATCAATAATACCAACGCGCAGCAGAATAACGGCGAACCTGAACAAATAACAAAAATAGAGCGCGTCATTGTCCGTCCTGCAAATAGAGACTCCTGAAGTATTCGAGCCACTTTTAAAGCCGTCGCGCTATAAAGGCATTTATGGCGGTCGTGGTGGTGCCAAGTCACATTTTTTCGCTGAGGAATTGATTGACCGGTGTATTAGGCAGAAAACGGACTGGGTATGTTTAAGAGAGGTACAGCGTACGCTCGATCAATCAGTTAAAAAGCTGCTTGAAAGCAAGATTCAAAAATTCGGCGTTGGGCATTTATTTGATGTGCAGCATAACCGAATAAAAACGCCACACGGCGGCCTGATTATATTTATGGGGATGGCAGACCATACCGCCGACTCCATAAAGTCGCTGGAAGGTTTTGACGGCGCATGGTTTGAAGAGGCGCAGACGATGAGCGCACGGAGCTTAAAACTACTTCGCCCGACGATCAGAAAAGCCGGTAGTGAAATGTGGTTTAGCTGGAACCCTGAGCAACCGACAGACCCGATAGATTTGTTTCTTCGTGGAAGCGATGCGCCGGATAACGCCATCGTCGTTAGGTCGAATTATTATGATAATCCGTTTTTCCCGGTTGAATTGGAACAAGAGCGGCAACAGGACCTAAAAAACCAGCTTTATCATGACCACGTATGGCTTGGTGAGTATGATACTGATGGGTCTAACAACGTCTACCACTATTTCGCCCGCACCAAGCACCACAGCGACCGTTTGATAACATCCAACGACCATTATTTACATGTCGGCCAGGATTTTAACATAGGAGCGTGTTGCTCCACTGTTTTTGTAATTGATAGCGGCTATCCGATAGCGGTTGACGAGTTTATCAGCCACGATACCCGCGATTTGTGCATCCAGTTGTCGAGCAGGTATCCTGGAAAGCACGTAACGATTTATCCCGATGCCTCCGGCCAGTCACGCCACACCAACGCCAGTGAGTCCGACATTGATATTTTAAGGGCGGCTGGTTTCAGTGTGATGGTCAACGGGATGAATCCGGCAATCAGAGACCGGATAAATGCGGTTAACGGGCTGCTTGCGCATGATAAACTGAAGGTCAATACGAACACATGCCAGCACCTGACGGCAGCATTGGAGAGTCAAGGGTACGATAAAAAAGGGCAGCCGGAGAAGTTTGATGATCATCCGTCTACGGATGATAGAGTTGACAGCGCTGGATATTTTCTGACCTACAAATACCCCGTCGCTGGGCTGGGCGGGGTTAGTCGGTTGGTTGGATATTAAAAAACAATTTACAAAGCAACCATTTTAATTTACTATGCTCAACATGTCTGGTGAAACGGATTAGTAAAGACCTAAAATAATGAGTTTGAGCTTACCCGCCACTGATCGGGCTAGCTGTTTCACCAAACTCATTATTTTAGGTCTTTTTTTATGCCTGTAGCTTCACCTAAGCCGTGGAATACGAAATAAAAAACATCAAACAGATTTCAGGCGAAACGCGTTCGGGTTTGATGGTTTGGAGCGAAGAAAGCCAAAGCGCTCACGGGTGGGAATCATCCTAAACCAGCTATAATCGCGTCGAAGAACGGAACATCAACGAAGAGTTAATGGTAAGCCGGGCTAGACGAATAGTTAAGGGGAGAGGACAGCTAGAAACCGAAGGGGGCATCTACTATGGGTGTTAAAGTCTGGCTAGTTGCAGCAAAACATATTTAGAGGACTGCGACCACGGCTTGTTACGCGGACTAACTGCGCTTTCAGTCGTGAAGATTCGATATACCAGAATTATACATTTTGGTAGGGGGAATCTTTGCACAGCAAGCCCACAAACTTCAACACTTTCAGGGTATTTAACATGAGAATTAACTTAATAGTACCGTATGTAGATAAAGATAAGGTAAAGAAGTTAGGTGCAAGGTGGGACGGCATAACAAAAGAGTGGTATATACGAGATTTGGATGATATTTCCCCATTTATGCCTTGGTTCAAGGGTGCTCATTTGAAACCTATTAAAAAATAATTTTTCTTTTTAGTATCAAAAATCCCGTAATGGGCTGGAACCGGGCCAACTTCTCTATATGTGGGGAAGGGGGTCTTTTGCTGGAACTTTTTAAATTACCAATACTGCGATGCTTAAAGGCGACGCCTTGAGTGCCTGGTGTACGGCAAGATGACTTATGGTTAGGATTAAGAAAAATACATACCCAATCAGTCATGGAGTTGCCAGAGCGGAAGTTGGGGACATTTGCGAATGGAGAAAAGAAAAAGGCCGAATGAGCTTGGTAAGATTATCTGACGGAAAAACCGTGTTTTCTAGAGATTTATTAAGCCCCGGC